ATACCACAAAATCGGACTGGTTCAGAAATTTTGAATCAAACGAATTACAACAATCTCAAAAAGAAATGATTAAACCTATTGAGAATATATTTCTTAATGCAGGTGCACAAACATTAAAAAGAGTTAATAATTTTTTATCAACAAATAGTCCGACTGCAGCAAAAGAATTAAAAAGAGATACACTTACTGCAATAAAAGCTATTAGAGATAGTAAAGACCCAGATAAGATTGCAAAACTTCAAAAGGAATTAGAAAGATTAGATAGTATTGGATTGGATAATTTAGTACCATCGGAAGGTGTAGTTTTTATGTATAATGGAAACCCATATAAATACACAGGAACATTTGCACCTATAAATCAAATACAAGGAACTTTCAAATTTGATAAACCTGCAAAAAAAGAAGATAAGACGGAGAAAAACGAAATTGCAATTTTCTCAGGTAGATTCCAACCATTTCATGCAGGACATTATAGTATCTATAAATCATTAGTTGACAAATTTGGTAAAGATAATGTTTACATATCATCATCGAATATAATCGACCCTGTTAAATCTCCGTTTCCATTTAAAGATAAAAAGGCAATAATGAATAAAATGTTTGGTATTCCAACAAACAAAATCATTCAGGTTAAAAATCCATATTCACCAGTTGAAATATTAAGTAAATACCCAGAGGATACAAAATATGTAACTGCAGTATCTCAAAAAGATGCAGAAAGATTAGAACAAGGTGGTAAATATTTTAAAAACTATGATAAAGTACCTGACAATAAAAAGAAAGGATATGAAGATGAGGGATATTATATAATTGCACCCGAAATGCAATTAAAAGTAAATGGTAAAAATATTAGTGGAACACAATTGAGAGCTACTTTTGGAAACGACTTATTAACTACAAAAGAAAAGAAAGATATATTCAATCAAGTTTATCCTAAATTTGATAAAGATGTATTTGCAAATATAGTAGTTACAACCAAAAAGGCAGAAGTATTAAAAAAATCAAAACAAGCTAATAAAGATACAGCTTTAAAATCAAAATTAAAATCATTAGACCCTAAGACTAAAAAGAGGGTTGATAAAGTATTACAAACTAAGATTAAAAATCCAGATACGGGAAATACAATTTTAGTTAAATCCGCATTGAAATATGATGATACAATGCGTGTTAAAAAACAAGCTGTGACATTAGTAAAACAGGCAATGAAAGGATAGTGTGTATATTTTTCAGGAATAATTTTGATATATATACTATAAAGAAACAGTTATAAAAGTATAGAAATATGGCAAAAAGAAAAAGTTTTGATGAGAAATCAAAAGGGATGCACAAATCTCGCAAACTCATCATAGACACGGTTTTTGGAAGAACGGATAATAATCAAACTCATTTTGGTTATGAAGGTGAAGTTGAAGAAAAGAGAGAGGTTGGTGAAAGATGGACTGACAAAGAAGGAAAAGAATGGGAACAAAAAGAAGGATTTAAAGTTGCGGTCACTCAAATGGACGATGTAAGACAATTTTTACAAAAGTTGAGTACATGTTCATCGGAAGATTGTAAAACGGAATCATATAGTAATGCAGACAAAAAACTAATTCGTAAAACAGGAATGTGTATTGTTTGTCTTGCAAAGTTTGAACATGGTTTAAAAGAAGATGGGACATATCCGTTCTATGAAGATTATAAGATAACAAGAAATAAACTTGCTTATGTTAGAGAATTAAAGGATAGATATGAAGAAGCTTTGGGTGGTATTAGAAAACAAATGGAAATTATCACCGAAGATGGTAGAACTGAAACTTGGACATGGGAAGTAGATATTGAAAAAGTAAAAACAGATTTGAAAAAAGACATCGATGGAGCATATGAGGCCATTGAATTATTAATAGAAAGAAAAAGGTTATTAGAAGAAAAATTGGTTGAATTAAATCATCCAGAATTAATTAAAAAATAAAAATTATGAAAAAATTCTTAAATTTAAAAAACATCGCAATTGCGGTATTAGTTGTAATCGTATTATTGGAATATTTTAATCCAGGTGGAAAGATGCCAGGAAGAACTGTTAGAATTGAAGGTAAAAAATATGAAGTAATCAAACATGATATAGATACATTTGAAGTAGTTAAAACTAAAGTAGTAACTAAAAAGGGTGAAGATATCTACCATGAAACAATCGTTGAAAAAGAAGTTGTAATTCCTGCAATAGTAGATACACAAGCTTTATTGAAAGATTACTATTCAAAAGTATTATATAAGGATGTATTAGTATTACCTGATTCATTAGGAACAGTTTCAGTAACAGATACAATCTCACAAAATAAAATATGGGGTAGAACTTTCGATGCTAAAGTTAAAGAAAGAACTATTAAAGAAACTATGATTGTTAAAGAATTACCTAAAACACAAGTATATTATGGTTTTACAGGTGGATTTAACAAAGAAGATGTAGTTTCAAATGTTGGTGCAGGATTGTTAGTAAAGACTAAAAAGGATAAAATTTATCAAGTTGGAGTTGGTGTTGCTAATAGAGTAACTGACGGAACTAACGGAACATTGTCTCCATACATCGGTGGCGGTGTTTATTGGAAGATTAAATTCAAAAAATAATGGGAGTTCAAGGGCAACCTAAGAAAACCTTAAAAGAGATAATTGCTGAAGAATATCGTAAATGTGCATTAGACCCCATTTACTTTATGAAGAAGTATTGTGTCATTCAGCATCCGGTGAGAGGAAAAATACCCTTTCACCTTTATCCATTCCAGGAAGAATGTTTAACAGACTTCAAAGATAATCGTTTTAACATTATTCTTAAATCTCGTCAGTTGGGTCTATCGACCTTATCTGCAGGATTTATTTTATGGAAGATGTTATTCAACCAAGACTTTAATGCATTGGTAATTGCAACGAAAGTGACTGTGGCAAAGAATCTGGTAGAGAAGGTAAGAGTTATGCACGACTTACTTCCCATTTGGTTAAGAGATGGTGGTAGTTCATCGGTAGAAGATAACAAACTTTCTCTTAAATTAAAAAATGGTTCACAAGTAAAAGCAATCGCAAGTTCACCAGACGCAGGTCGTTCGGAAGCCCTATCCCTATTAGTTGTGGATGAGGCGGCATTCATTAGAGATATCGATGAAATTTGGTTATCAGCACAATCAACTCTATCAACGGGTGGTTCTGCAATCGTATTATCTACACCAAATGGTATTGGTAACTGGTTCCATAAAATGTGGGTAGATGGTGAGAGTGGTCAAAATGGATTTAATAATATCAATCTACATTGGACTGTACACCCTGAAAGAAATCAGGCATGGAGAGACGAACAAACTCGTATATTAGGAGTTAAAGGTGCAGCACAAGAATGTGATTGTGACTTTGTTGGTTCGGGTGATACCGTATTTGAACCACCATTATTGACATGGTATAAGGATACATATGTAATGGAGCCGGTTGAAAAAAGAGGATTTGATAGTAATTTATGGGTATGGGAACATCCAAACTATAATAGAGCTTATATGATATCTGCCGATGTCGCTAGAGGTGACGGAGCCGATTATTCTACTGCACAAGTTATAGACATTGAAGATAGTTCACAAGTTGCGGAATATAGAGGTAAAATTGACACAAAAGATTTTGGTAATTTCCTTACAGCATTGGCAACGGAATATAATAATGCATTGTTAGTAATTGAAAATTCAAATGTTGGATGGGCATGTATTCAACAGGTAATTGATAGAGGATATCCAAATTTATTCTATATGAGTAATGATTTACAATATATAGATACCCAACGACAGATATCAAACAAATATTATAGAGACGAAAGACAAATGGTTGCCGGATTTTCAACAACATCTAAAACCCGTCCACTTATCATTTCTGCATTGGACACATATATGAATGATAAAGATATTCTAATTCGTTCAAATAGATTGATAGATGAGATGTTTACATTCATTTGGCATAGTGGTAGAGCAGAAGCAATGAAAGGATATAATGATGACCTTATTATGGCATTGGGTATTGGACTTTGGGTTCGTAATACGGCATTGAGATTGAAACAAGAAGGTATAGATTTGACAAAGAATATGTTAAACGCTACAACTATAAACACTAATTCAGGAGTTTATACATCCAATTGGCAACAACAAGGCAATCCATATGAAATGGAGGTAGGTAAAGGTGAAATTGAAAACCTAACTTGGTTGCTAAAGTAATTTTTTTATATTTATATGTTGAAACTCTTATAGATGAACGAAGATTTAAATAAATGGTTTAAAGAAAAATGGGTAAACATCGGCAAAAAAGTCGATGGTAAACACCCACCATGTGGAACTTCAGGAGAAAAGAAAGGATATGCAAAATGTGTTCCTGCAGCAAAAGCAGCCGGAATGAGTAAAAAAGAAAAAGAAAGTGCAACCCGTAGAAAAAGAGCTGCACAAAATAAAGCAGGTAGAGGTGGTAAGGATAGTAGTGGACAAGGTAAAAAACCAATATATGTTTCAACAAAACCAAAAAATGAAACTATGAACATAGAAGAAAAACTAAATTTATTTTTAGAAAAGAATTGCCCAACTGACCCGGCTAAATGGTCTGCAAGTAAATCTGCAGCTAAGTCTAAATTTGATGTATACCCATCAGCTTATGCAAATGGATGGGCTGCAAAAAACTACAAAGGTAAAGGTGGTGGCTGGAAAAAATGTAATGAGGGAGAATCCAATGCATTATGTGAGTGCTGGGATGGATATAAAGAAGTAGGTGGTAAAATGAAAAATGGTAAAATGGTGCCAAATTGTGTTCCTGTAAAAGAGGATATTAATAGTGATGATGATGTGAATTATGGTAAAATAGAACCAGAAGAATATGATGTAGACAATTATGATGATTTTAAAGACTTTATTAAATTTATAAGAGAATATAATACAGAACTATCTGAGGCAACATGTGAGTGTATGACTGAGGCAGAATATCAAGGTAGAAATGTTCCGTTAGGAAAACCAATGAGAGGTGATGTTAAAAAATTCAAAGTATATGTAAAGAATCCTGCAGGTAATGTTGTTAAGGTAAACTTTGGACATGGTGGAACATCGGCAGCGGCTAGGGGTGAGAAAACAATGAAAATAAGAAAATCTAATCCAAAAGCAAGAAAATCTTTTAGAGCTAGACATAATTGTGCAAATCCAGGTCCAAGACATAAAGCAAGATATTGGAGTTGTAGAAAGTGGTAATATTTGGAAAAACCAAAAATTTTCCATATATTTAAAAAAATAGAATTATATTAAAATGGCAGAAAAAACAATATTTAGTAGGTTACAAAAATTATTTTCAACAAATACTATTGTCCGTAAAACGGAGAGAGGTATTAAAGTTATTGATACCGATGAGTATCAAAACATGACTACTAATCTAGTAGACAGATTTATGAAGTTGAAGGTTAGTAACTACGCATCTGGTACGGTAGAATCATCATTAGCATACCAACAAGTTAGAATTGATTTGTTTAGAGATTACGATTCAATGGATAGTGACCCAATTTTATCTGCTGCATTGAATGTATATGCAGATGAATGTACTGCTAGAAATGAATTTGGAAATGTTTTAAAAATACATCACGAAGATGCAGAAATTAAACAAATATTAGAAAATTTATTTTACGATATTCTTAATGTTGAATTTAATTTATGGCCAT